TGGAAAAGCGGATGCGTCCGCAAGTTGCGTAGTCGGTTGGCTGCCAGTCGTTCGTATTCGCCACCAACTGCGCCGGGGAGATAACCGCGCCACCCCAGCGAAGGGGCGAAATGAGAACGCCCGATTCATCGCGCAGCTTCAGCGCCTTGTCGGCGGAATCGACAAACAGGCGCGCACGGTTGGTGTCCGGCGTGGCAATGGCCGACGCCGCTTTCTTCAGGAGATTGAGCATCAGACTTCCGCTAGTACGCCGTCGATGACTAACTCGCCGTCAACGTCGATGGGTTCGTGGTAGAGGGTTTGAGTATTGGCCGCGACGGTGTAGGACTCGTCCTCGCCAATGGACAGCGGGACCGCGCCCGCACTATCTGGTGCTGAAATGACGTAGCCGTGTACGGCATCGCCTGTGACATTCGGGCCAGTGATTGAGACCGGCGAGGAAGGCGTAGCGGCAGATTCGGCGGCGGCGTTTGCGGTTGCGGCAGTAGTCGCCAGATTCTTCACCAGCGCCCGCATTACGTCCGCGAACTTAACGTCTATGGTGACGTTGCCATCACGGTCTACACGCCCAACGGGGCGGCCCCAGTGGGGCTCGGTGATGCGAGTCATGCAATCGTTCCGGTAGCTTCCCAGTAGAACGGGACACTGGAGCTGATCTTGTCGCCGTTGGAGCCACCCGATCCGGTGTTTTCCGCGCCTGCGAAGAAGGAGGCAGTAAAGCCAGCGGTGGATTCGCTGATGCAAGCCGCCGCCACCTGTGCGCCCTGCGCGGTGATGTTCACGGCGCGAGGCGTGATCTGGACGCCTTCTAGCGCGGTAAAGGCGGTGCCGGAAAAGACTACGGCCTGTGTAGTTGTCAGCGAGGAAGCGGCGGCAGGAGCGGTGCCCGTGCCCCACTTCTTGCACTTCTTGCCGATGACAAACTCGTTCGCGGCGGTAGTGATGCCGCCATCGGGGATAACGAAGCTCTCCGGCGTCGGAAACGGCGTCAGGCTGTAGCCGTCACCGTCTGCTACTACGGCGTAGCCATCGCTGCCGGTCGGGTCGGGAAGTGCAAGCAGGGTCAGCCAATAGCCGGTGACGCCGTTGGTAGCCCACACCTGGCCGTCTTCGCCATCGGCAGGGTCGGGCGGGGTAATGCCACCGGAGGCCACATCGCGGACGTTGTCGCGCAACCAAATCTGGTTGTCATCCTCATCCAGCAACCGGACGCGGTACTCGCCGTCCATGAAGAAATCCACGGAGCGGCTGGCCGCATTGAGCGTTAGCTCGTTGCCGAGGCTGACCGTGGCGGCAGCGTCCGAGAAGACGTTTCGCGGAGTGCTGCCCCCGCTGTCCGTGAACACCAGCTTCCCGCCCGGGACGATGGTGAAATCATCGGCGGTCCACTGGATAGCGGGATGAGAAATGCGGTAGCCGGCCATCCTTGGCGCTCCTGAAGTCTAGTGAGCCGGCTGGCTAGGTAACGAGCCGGCTGGCTAGAATGGAAAAGGCCCGCCGAGTGGCAGGCCCTGAAGGGGTGTGGTAAAAAGCGGGTGTGAACCGATTTCTAGAAACCGGCCTAGTTGTCTCGATAACGCCGTTCGTCGCCTATGTGACGTGGAAGGTGGTCAAGGCGATCAATCGACAGGTCCAGCGGATCATTCCCGCGCGCCTCAAGCCCTTCCTCAATCAGCGCCTTTACCAAGGATTGAGCGAAGTCGAAGATCAGCGCCGGTCCTGAGTCTGAACGCGCGGGGGCATCAAGAGCGGGGCCAGATATTCGTTACTAACCGCGCCATACGCCGGCAGAGAGCGATTAGCAGCCTTCTGGAGTAGCGTTCCCTCTACCGGATTGGACGCCGTGAAAGCCCGCAGAACGCGGCTGGAGGCCATCCGGCGCATGAGGTTGGTCAGGACCACGCCACCAGCGACATAGGGCAGGCCAGCCGTTCCCATCGCGGCAACCGTGGTGCCTCCCGCGCCCACTGCCGGGATCAGCTTGGCGGCCTGCTTGCCGGTCAGCGGGGTATTGCCTACGTTGAGTGAGCGATCCACGGCGCGCGCATAGCGGGACAGGTCGTTAAGGATTTCCTGATCGGCAGCACTGAAAATCTGCTCGCCAGCGCGGCCAGTGGGCAGGTTGTTCATGATGGTCAGCAGGTTGAGCTTGCCGTCATCGCGCTTGCCTGCGGCAATAGCCTGCTGCACCAGCCCCCGGCGATAGGCGTCCTGCCCTTCCGGGGTCATGGCCTTCATGCGACGGGATGCGGTTTCCCAGCCATCGGCGCTGGTGCGCAGCATGCCTTCCGGGTTTGCATCGCGAGCGACGTACTTCCTCAGCTCCGCTTGGCTGCGATACGGCGCGACCTTCTGCGAGAAGTGCGCGTTCGCATCCTTGAGCGCCTGATACGCCTTGCCGCCGACGCCCTTGGCCCAATCGACCTGATCGGCTTCGAGCGCGGCCTGGAGCCTGCCAAGCTGAAGCACGGAGTCTTTCGCGCCAGATCCACCCATCGCCTGCCGCTTCTGCGCAGCCGCCAATTCGGTACGAACGGCGCTGAGCATTTCGCGCGTGTCCGAAAAGGAAACGGGCTTTCCGCTGAGAAGTGAAAGTAGCTTCTTGCGCGTAACCGAATTGTCGATGCTGTTAAGCATTTCGGGGTACTGCGCCAAGCCCTGCTTGAGCGCCGCCGATGCTTTGGCGGGTGGGAGCGGGCCAACGCCTGGGGCCTTGGATTCCACGTCAACAATGTCGTACAGGCGCGTTGCTTCCTGCTTGGCCTGCTTCTGCGCCTCCTGCATGGACCGCTGCATGATCGCTTCGGGGTGATCGGCCGTGGGCGGGAAGCGAGCGTTCAAGTCCTCTACGCCCTTGATTACCACGTTTTGCTGGCGCGTCATTTCGCGCACGCGGCCAGAGCCGGGCGTGTTCTCGAAAACTACGTCCTGCAACTGGCGAGTGATGGGGTTGCCGAGGTCGCCGGCATTGACCGGGGCGGGGAGCCCTGTGCGCTGGCTCAGGCGGCCCGCCGCGTCAATCGTTGCCTGTGCTTCGGTGTTGTATCCACCGCGCGCGGCGGAAGCCACGCGATTAGCTGCGCCACGAGTCGCCGCATAGCCAGCCGCACCAAAGGGCGCAGCAGCAAGCGCAGACAGTCCGCGATTCTCCAGCGTGTTTTGGCCCGTGGGCAGCCCGGCAAAGTAGCCCTGCAAACCCGCAAGCCCAACAGCACCCTGCACGGAGCGAACCTCTGGCACAACGGCAAACGGGACCGCCTGCGCGACCGGGTCGCCAATCATGCCGATGACGGTATGGCCTAGGTTCTCGTCAAACTGCGGATTGTCCGGCAATACGTTATCTATTTGCTGCCTAAGCGCGGGGTCTGCGTAGTATTCCGGGTCGGCAAATTCCAAGCCCTGAATGAATCCGCGCAACACCTTGCGCGAGCCCTTGCCCAAGCTGGCCCCGAGGTCGTTACCGTAGCTTTGCGTGGCGGCAGTGGTTTTTAGTCTGTTCTGCGGCGTCGGCCCCTCATGCCCCAGCGTGACACCCGTGCGCTGCATTTCGCGGAACGTAGCAAGCGCGGCCTTTTCGTCGCCATTACGCTTGGCTTCCCAAAAACGGGAGCGCAAGGAGTCTGGCGTATCGGTGGACACAATCGCGGGCTGATCCACGGGAACGCCGCCGAAGCGACTACCACTATCGACAGGGACACCACCGAATTTGCTAGGCATCAGGGCTTCCGATACTGCTTGCCGTCTTCCATGTAGACCGCACCCTTGGGCAGCGCGTCATACTGGGCCTGCGTGGTGATATTGGGGGCGCCGTTCGGCACCTGCTTATTCGCATATTTCTGCTGAAGCTTCTGCATCCCCTTCAGCGCCGCCATGCGGGTAGCCACCGGGATACTTTCGTTACCCAAGTCACCCGCCATCTGCGCGTAAAGCTTGCGGTCGGCGTCGGACTGCGGGCCTTCCATGCGCGGCTGCATGAGGACAAGCTGGCCTGCGATGCGATGAAGGTCAGCGGCAGCTTTCGCGCCATCGGTAGACTTCCCGAAAAACGCAGCAGTCGCGTCACGGGCAGCGCCCAAGCCGCTGCCGGTAGCGTTCGGGAGCAGCGCCTCGGCATCCACCAGAAGATCAAGCGCGGTAACGGCTTTCTGGCTGCGATCAGCAAGGGAATTCTCGCGCTCGCCCTGCCCCTTTGCCTTCGTTTCGGCCAATGCCTTCTGACGGGCAATCTCGGCCTCAGAGCCAGCGACGGCAGACGTAGCGCCAACCTGCGCCGCGATCTTGGCCGACTCTGCGGCACCAGCATTAAGCCCCGCCTGCTGCTCTGCCGGACGGCTAGCGTAAGGATTCGGGCCTGCCGAAGCACCCGGATCGCGGGAGTAGTGCATGTGCGGGAACGAGCCCTCCAGATGGATGCCGCCCTTGAAACCGGCTGCCGTCATATCCGCATCCAGCGCGGCCAATTCCTGCGGCGACTTGCCACGGATGGAAACGTCGATTGCGTTGCCGGACAGGTGGCGACTGTTAGCCGATGCGCCGGGCAGCCTAGAGTTTTCCGCCTGCGAACGGGCAATGCTGGTCGGACGGAATCCGTGCTTCTGAGCAATGGCCGTCGCCTCGGTGGCGAAGTCGCCTCCACCCATCGGGGGAACGCCCATCGGACCCGCGCCCATGCCCTGCGGTACACCGCCCGGACCAATCTCAGCAGCGCCACCTTCGCGCTTGTTGGTCTGCACAAGGCGCTCTACGCCATCCGCGCCGGTAATGGTCTGGAAGCCAAACGGGTTAGCCGATGCCTGCCGCAGCTTGATTTGCCGGTCGAACTGGTCAGGATGGCTCTTGTAATACTCCATCGTCTGAATGTCGGCGGGGATATTCGACTGGTCGTTGCCCTGATCCAGCATGGACAACTGCTGCAACTCGCCAAGGTGGGTTTCATCCCACGCAGCAGGCAACGGAGGCAGGCCGAGAGACTGACCAATCGGGTCCAGTTCGCCACGCATCGCCGCATAGGCGGCAGGACGCGCCTGCGGGGACAGTCCGGCAAGGAATCGCGCACGCTGCGCAATCTGCTTGGTCTTGGCGGCCTGATCCTTGTACGCGAAGGCTTGATCGTTCTGCGCGGCCTCAATCGGACGGCGCTCGTTCTGGAACGCCATATCCTTGCCGCGCTGGTACTGGCCGAGAATGTCGGGCAGTTGAATATCGTAGGGCTGGGGCATTACTCAGAGCCTCGGCAGCGGCGCAATGGGGACGCCCTGATATTGATAAGCGGATGGGGCGGGCGACAGCGACGAAATCGGGTTGGCGCCGTAGCTGGAAGCGGTCTTGTTCTGCGATGCGCCGAAAATGCCAGCGAGGCCGCCCAAGGTCTGCCCGTAGATGTTCGCGTTCGTGAGCGCACCGGACGCCTGCGCATTACCCATCGCGTTGTAGGCGTTGCCCGCCTGGTTGGCGTAGTTCTGGCTGGCCTGCCCTTGATTGCTCGCCGCGTTCTGGCCGAGGTTCGCGCCCCACTGAAGCGAGCCGCGATAGGTGTTCAAGTATTGGTTGGCAAGGTTGCCCTGCGCTTCGGCCATATCCTTTGCAAAGCCACCGGAGAAGACTCGTCCGCGCGCGGCGGCGCCATGATCCCCGGCGTACTGCATTGCATCGCGGGCGCTCTTGTAGTCGGGCGAATTGTAGAAGCCCGAATAGTCGCCATTCGCCAGTGCAGACAAGCCACCCAAGCCTCCAGCACCCTGCCCGTACTGCATGAAGGGCTGCTGGTTGGCCATCTGCTGCTGCCACATCTGCTGTTGCAGGGCTAGCGCCTGCTGCGAGGCGTTCGTCTGCGCCTTCGTCGCCTTGTCGGACGCACTCTTACCGAGCAGGCCGCCGAGAATCTGTGCGCCTCCAGCTATTGCTGCGCCCCATCCCATGTGTTTCTCCTAGTCCTTGGAACGAGTCCACTCGCGGGCCGTCAGCCGGTAATGGCTGTGTCCGTTCGCGTCCCCGAGGTGATGCAGTCCAGCGGCAAGGGCGATTCGCCTTGCGCGCGTGTTGAATTGCGGTATCGAGCCGATGACCGTGTGGCAGCCGGTGCGCGTGAACATGTAGCGCAGGGCCTCTTTGCACTTATTCAGTGGCGAGGCGTTCGGCAGGAACAGCAGGTGTGCGCTGTAGACGCCAGGCGCTTCCCGTAGGAACACCACACCGCCCTCAGGCCACTGAAGGCCGATGCTTCGCTTCCACGAATCGCCTGCGCGAAACTCCCCGTTGCCCGCCCCGATAAAGGGACGAACACGCGGGTCATTGGCGATGGATTCGAGGAAGGCGGGAGACTCAGCCCTCTGCACGCACCAAAACCGCGATGGCGAGAATGTCGCGCTTGACCGGCGAGCTAACCTGAATCTTCAGGTCCATCTGCTTTGCGAATCCGCAATTGCGACGAATGGCCGCACGGTTACGCTGGCCTTCCTCGCCCAAGTATTGCTGCCTACCCGCCCCGAAGGAGTAGCCGCCGTCCTTGCTAATGAACGTGGTGCAGTAGTAGTCCCTCACGGCGTCTCCACCACGGTTGCAAGCAGGTTGGTGATATCGCCTTCGTCGATTTCATCGAAGGCGAACGGGGCAATCTCGGTGAAGGCCGTGCCGAATTGCAGAACGCCATGCTCGTTCGCGCCGAAGCTCTGATCGTCTCCGGGGCAGAACACGTAGCCGCCATCACCACCGGGGGCGGATTCAAAGGTCGTGGCGTAGGTCGTTTTGGTGTACGGGCTGGACGCCAGCCGCGAGAAGGAAGCAACACCGAAGCCCGCGTAGAAGAAGCGCGTGCCATCCGTGGTCACCGCGCAGGAGGCGGCCTCTGCCGTGCCCTGCACTTCCGTCACCGTCGAACCGCTGACCGACCAGATGCGGCCCTTGCCTGCGGAAATCTTGTCTCCGATGGCCGCAAGGCCCACGCCCTGGTACACGTTGCCGAAGGTGGCGCTATACGCGACGGTCAGAACATCGCCGGACACGCTGCACACCATGAATCGGTCATCCAGCTCGCCGTGGAGGTAGAAAATCGCCTTGCCTTCGCACAGGCACGAACACAGGTAGTCCGGCGTGCCGTAGGTTTCGGTGAGGTTGGTTTCCGAATCGACTACCGTGATGGCCGAGCCGTCGAAGTTGCACAGCTCCACCGTCTGCTTGAAGGTGTTCGGGTCGTTCCACAACGCGATAAAGCGCGTCTCCGACAGCTTCACGGCACCGAGGAATTCCCGGTTCGCATCGTTGTCGATGGAGTCAACGAGGGTTAGCGTGGAGCCGGCGCGGCTGTAGATCGCCACCGCCTTTGAGGTTTCAGCGGACCACGCATAGGGAATCGCGTAGTAATCGCCCATTTTCCACGGGCGGCTCTGGTAATACACCGTGTCTTCGGCGTGATAGGCCAGGACTTCGGTGGTCAGTTCGGAAGTGTTGAAGCGCGCCACCAGCCAGCCTTGGCCGCCTTGCGCAACAATCGACTCGATGTAGGTCGCCGGATTGATCGGGTCTACGTCCACACAGGTCACGGTTTCGTGGCCGGTGTCGAACTGCACCCGCACGCCATCGACCTGAACACGATTGCCGCTGTTGTGCAGGCCCGGCGCGGTCACATCGCCTAGAAGCTCGTCACAGCCCTCTAGCGGGTAATCCCAGTCCATCTCGTAGATGGTCCCGGAGTTGAACGCGCCCGCATACCACACGCCGTCCCACTGGACGAGGCCGTTGACCATCCAGCGGTCCATATCCTTGGACTTGCGGCGGTGGAATCGTTGGGTGGCGCAGTCATAGCCCCAGGTCTTGCCATCGGGGAACTGGAAATAAACCACCGCATGGCCCCGGTCCTCCCACACGAAGGCCGAACACTTGGACAGGTTGCACTCGGCCCAATCCTTCTCAATCGGGTGCGTGGTGATGCGCTGGGCAATACCGCCATTCAAGCGGCGGCCTACGCCCTTCTCATCCACCCAGATAACGGTGTTGTCAATCAGCACCGCGCAATGGGGCGAGGCGAAACCTACGTCAATGCCGGATTTCTTGTCCGCGAACAGTTCCTCGGGGTCGCCCGTGGACTGATAGAACTGCAACGTGTTCTTACCGCCCACCAGAAGCTCCTGGTGAGCCGCCAGAGCGCATTGGATGCGATCCGGGGCCATCTCGGCCTCTTGTTCCTCCAAGGCCGTATAGACGGTCCCAGCGGCAATGTCGGAGGGCTGGAAGAAGCGCCCCTGTGCATCCACCCACACAAACATCTGGTCAATGAAGGTGACGGACTTGCCACCGGAGAAAGAGGAATCGGTGATCTTGGCGAAGTCGCCGGTAACGGTGTTGTAGATGTAGCCGGCAGACCCGGTAGCAATCGCTACCTCATGCCCTCCGGCAATCTGGTTGTGGCTCATCTGCACCAAGGACAGGCCCGGCACATAGCCCAACTGATCGGCGGTGGTCATCGCCTTGTTGAATTGGTACAGGTAATTACCCAGCACCGCGAACCGCTTGGATTCGACGTTACGCGCGCCACGGAACGGGCCGTCACCTATGGAGGCGCGAGGCTTGAGCCCCGGCACGCCCAACAACTTGAAATCCGAGCGCGTGCCCTGCGCTTCGGCGGATTCCTTGAGGTAGTTGACAACATCCTGTTGCGAAAACGGGCGAGTAGCGTCCGCGTAGGTGCCTTCCGGCTTGGGAACGTCTACCCACTGTTCCCGCTTGCGGGTTTGAAGCGGACGGCGGTTAATCACCGGGCGCGGACTCGCAGCCGGGAGCCACCGTACACACGCATACGCTCGTTCGCCATTGCGGAGTTCATGGCGGTGCGGAATTTGGACTGCCAGAAGGACACGCGCGAGTCGAAGCCAAGGAAGGCCATCGCTTCGGTCATCGCTGCGTAGAGGTACACATCGGGATAGCGGGCAATCGTGAGCTGATCGGCCCAGTCACCCGTTTCCAAGGGGTCCGGCTTGGCGTAGTAGCTGCCGTAGACAATGCCTGTGGTGGAAGCGGGCCAGAATTTGAGGGTTTCACCGGATTGCGCGGCATAGACCGCACTGGCATCGCTGGAAACGCTACCCATGCGGCGCAGCTTGTCGAGCGTGACGATTTCGATAGGCTTGGTGGCGTCGAAATACAGCTCGGACAGTTCCAGCAAGTCCGCAGGAAGGGTGTAGACGGTCGAAACCGGAGTAATCGCCAGCGGCGCGATCATCGTGGAGGCGCGCAGCCCCATCACTTCCTCATCACCGTTGTAGACCCGTTCCTCGCCCAGCCCGATCATCAAATCCAGCGAGTTGACGGAGAAAGTAGCCTCGTCAATGTCCTCGCCTTCGATAAGGTTCTGGACGGCAAGGCGGTAGGCGTTGTAGCTGGGAAATTCCATTTAAATCCGGCCTTTCCAGACACGCATGTTGGAGTTTTCGGGATCGTTGAGGATTCGGCGGAAGTGCGTGGGGTCACGCATCGCCTGATCCCAAGTCACGCCGGTCTTGTCGCAGTAGCTTTGCAACATGCAGCCGGTCGCTGCCCCGTATTACTGAAAGGCTGACGCGCCGAAGTTGCCCCGGTTGTGCTGCTCTTTCACCGCATCGACAATCGCGCGCTCAGCCGCCGCACTTGTCTGGTGGACGAGGACCGCGCGGCCCAGTTCGTCAAATTCGATTCGGCCAGCCATGCGCTCCCCCAAAAGAAAGGGGCCGCCTCCGAAGAAGCGGCCCCACAGTTGCTACGTTGTTGCTTACAGACCCGTCGCGGTCAGATCACGGACCGCACCCAGCGCCTTTTCCTCGTTCACCTGGAGGGTGACTTCGGTCAGGATCAGGTGATTCTCAGCGTCACCGACCTTCGCCAGCGGCGAGGACTCGAACGGGCGCAGAACGCCCAGGTCGATCTGCTCGGCGTCGATGATGTAGTCCGTATTCGCCAGACCCGCACCCGAGCCCGCCATCACGCGGTTGGGGACGATCTTGGTCTCGCCAAAGTCGTGGCCGTAGACCGAGAACGAGGTCTGGAGGCGCACGGCCTTGGAGGCCACATCGTTGAAGCGGGTCACGTTGCCGGAGAAGGTCGAGAAAACCTGCTTGTGGTTCGGCGAACACATGTAGGTCTCAGCCTTGCCGCCGCTGTTGTAGACCTTCAGGATGGCCGACTTGACCAGCGCCTCAGTCAGAGCGCGCAGGGTGCCAGCCACCGGGGCGGTGTTGGTCGCGATGACCGGGGCCGCAGGCGAACCGGCAACGCCGAGTTCGTTGTTGGTGGCAACCCAGCCGTACAGGCCACGCATTTCACGGGCGACACCAGCAGAGCCGGCGACGAACGCACCCTTGGAGATGGCGGACCACTCAATGTCCTTCTTGAGTTCGACCATCTTCTTCGCCTTGAGGCGGGCGCTTTCCGACTTGCGGCCGTACTTGGCCACGCGGTCAGAGGTGCCGGTCACGCTCAGGGTGTCGGAGATAATCTGGCACTTGTTGGACAGGCGCTCAGGCTGGACCTGGGCCGCGTAGGTCGAGTCGAGACCTTCGGCCTTGGCGTTGTTGGCCGCCGCACGCAGCGCATCACGCTGCCACTCAGGCGTGACCGAATCGACCGACTTGCGGCCAATCATGGAAACGAACGGAGTTTCCTCCGGGGACACGCGGTAAATCTTGTCGTCAACGTCCTCTTTCTGGCCGATGACGCTGTAGGTTTCAAGCATATTGGTAGGCATTGCAGGATTTCCTTATCCGAGGATGCGAGCGAGGTTGGCCACGCTCGGGTTTTTGTTGAATTCGGCTTCGCGCTTGCTGCGCTCGGCCTGCTTTCCGGTGGTGTTCGCAGCCGCAGGCTTGTTGACCTTTGCGAGCTGCTTGACGGGCTTCATTTCCGCCTTGCGGGACTGGATGGCGTCATAGGCGCGTGCCTTGTGCGCCAACTGCCAGAATCCCGCTTGCCAAAACGCCAGGTCTGACTTGTCGGGCGTGAGCCCGGCCTTGCTGACGTACTCAGCAAGCTCGTTTTCCTTGGCGTGATCCCAGTCCGGAAGGGTGCTTTTCAACGTCGCCCGCGTCTCGGAAATCGTCTGCGCGATCAATGCTTGCCGTTGCCGGTGCTGTTCGTGCTGCGTTGCCTGGAGAGCGTGCTGCGCCTTCTCTAACTTGCCCTTGCGTGACTCGTACTGATCCTTGTGCGCGATATACATTCCGGCGTCTTGGTGCGCCCACTCAATCGGGGGCGGATCGCCAAGCTCGGACTGTAGGAATTCGACAACGGCTTGCAGATGCAGGGTCGCTGCGTTCAGCGCCTGCTCGTTGTGCTGGCGGGCTTCCTCGGCCCTTGCCTTGATCGGCTCCAGCGCCTTGCGTTCTTCGGCAAGGGCCATCGTTTTGGTCTGGTAGTCAAACCCCTTCTGAGCCAGTTCCTTGGCTTCGGACAGCTTGAGTTCTACTTCCTTGCCGTCATGCACAATCTTGACGGTGGCTTCGTCCTCGGCTTCCTCCGATTCTTCGGAATCGTCCTCATCGGCTTCAACTTCCTGCTCGCCCTCGTCGCTATCGCCTGCGTCGGGGTCCGCGTCACGCTCCGGCTCGTTGTCCGGCTTCCCTTCGAGAGCGGTTGCCAGGTCATCAAGCGCAGACGCGCCTTCGACCGGCTGGCTGTCGCCTTGGCCTGTCATTTCCATTTCACTTCCTTGTGTAACGACACGGCCCGAATGGGTCGCGATTGCCCGTTAAGGGCGAATGTGTGCTAGGCTTCCGGTATGGACGAAGCCCAGTTGAAGCGAAAGCTTGAGGCCGCGTGGCGCAGAAGCCGCGCGAGCAAGGCCCCGTCTGGCCGCATCGTCCATCGCTGGCGCGGCAAGAAATTTGTTACAACCCGCCGCGCGATAATCAGCGGCTTTTATTTCTCTGAGCCCATTAAGTACATGCCTACGAACCTCCACTATCAAGGCGTGCAGCTCCACGTTAGCGAGTTCGCTAGCTAAGCGAAAAACGGTGCCTTGATGCGCTCCATTACGGTCTGCTTGCGCCGAAGTTCCGCGCTGGCAATCTCGCCCGAGCGCATGACGCTCTCCATCGCCGTCTTGATCTTGGTATGTAGGCCCAGCAGGGCGTGCAACTGCTCGCGGTCCTTGGGATCGCGCGAGTCTTTCCACAGTCGGACAATCTCCGACTCCACCGCCTCGTGGGCGTCCGTGTAGACGGGGTTATCAATGACTTCCTGCGCCAACTGGCCTCGGCGGGCCTCTTGTTCGAGGCTCACGCAACGTCCAGCGAAATGCCGATGTTCAGACCACCGGACAGGGCAGGACGCGCCACGCGATAGGTAGCCGGGCCGCGCAGCAGCGTGGCCGGGGTCTTGGCGTTGAGCTGGGACACAATCTGGTCCTTGCCCGGAGTCGCGCGGTAGATGGTCAGGAACACATCGGGCGGAACACCACCCGCCGTGGTGTTGGCCGCAGGCAGCGCACCAGCCGGTGTAACAGCGCCCGTGTCGATGTAGGTAGTGACGGCACCCACGGTGGCAATCAGCAACTCAGCGCCCGTAGCGCGCCCGTAGACCTTGTAGCCGGTGGCACCTGTGACCGCCACCCAGTTCACCGTAACGGTGTTGGTGTTGGTGCCTGCGCCCACCACTTGGCTCTGCTCGGCAAAGGCGAGGGTTTCACCGAGCGCATTGATCGCGCTTACGCGGTAGTAGTAAGTCGCAGGGACCAGCGTCCCACCCGTGGAGGCGGTAGCGAAGGCGGCAGCGGTCGGCGTGGCAAGGTCAGCGCAAAACATGCCGACGATGACTTCAGCGGCACCCGCCACGGTCACATCAGTCGAGGTCGCAGCCGTCTGACCAGCGGCCAGGATGGTGGATTGCGTCATTGCGGTTCCTTGGGGTTAAGAAAGTGCAGCCCGGCGTCCTGCCGGGGTCAGCCGTCCGTGGCTGGCTGCGAAGCGGTCTGAATTGCCAGATCGTGTTGGGCGTAGTCCATGCTCTGTCCGTGCTGTGCGGCCACGGCATCCAGCGCAAATTGGCGCTCGGCCTCTTGTTCCTTGACGCCTACGGCCATGCGCTTGGTGATCGCGTCGAAGCGCTTAACCTCCAACTCAGCCCACGCGAGGGATTGATCCTCGGGCGGCTGCATGGCTTCGGGCTTCATGGCCTGCGCGTGGCTGGCCTCAATCTCCAGCGCCTTCAACTGCTGCTCGCCCTGCTTGTTGGCATTGGCTAGCTTGAGTTGGGCGTTTTCCTGCTGGAGCTGCTGAAGCTGCTCGCCCATCTTCTGTGCCTGTTCCTGCGTCTGCTTCTGCATCTGCTGGAACTGCTCGGGGTTCGGCAGGCCGCTCGGCTTCGCGTCGGCAAACTCGTCCGGGTTCTTGAACTCGGACACACCAGCAAAGAGCCTGATCGTGTTGGCGATATGCTCGGGGCGAACCACGCCTACCTGCATACCCAACTGCTGCAAGGGCAGCATCCCCATGATCCGCTGCGCCTGCTGATCCTTGGTGCCGTGGCCCAAGCCGACATTGATCTTGATGTTGAACTGATCGCGCCATTCGTTGGGCTGGACCGGAATCCATTCCCCGTTGACGTTGAACCAGTCCTGCTGGTCCTGGTGCTTGGTGGCGAGCTTGAGCAACTTCTGGAACATCTTGCGCACGCCCTGCGCGGCAAAGCGGGTCATCAGGCGCAGGCGAATGTCAGCCTTCTGCGTGATGATCGAAACGCCCGTGGCCGTCTTGTTGAGGCTGTCAGCGTCCATGCCCTGCGAGTAGCGGGTGAAGCCAGTGCGGTTCTCCAAACGGACGGACAGGAACTCCTGCAACTGCCAGGCGGTTTGCGGAATCGGGCTAACCGGGATCTCGGCGAACGCATCCGAAGGCGCACCCTCGCCCCGGACGATGCCGCCCGGACGGTTGTCCAGAAGGTCGCCAATGTTTACGTTGGCCTTCGTGTTGATGAACGTGCGTTTGTTGGTCGCAAACTGCACGTTATCGAACAGCGAGCGGGCCAGATTGGTCTGCTCTTTCTGCACCATGTAGGCGCGGTCAGCCGGGCAGTCGCCAAAGAAGGCGTGCGCCCTCGGCATCAGGCAGATTTCGGCGTAGGGATCGCCGTCCACCTTCTCCACGCTGACCAAGGTGCCGTTAATCAGGCACAACTGCGACCACTCGGCGGTGCCGTCGCCGTCTACGTCTAGCTGGAAGTACAGCTCGGCGTATTCGTAAATCTTGTGGCTGTCGTGAATCTCGGGATCGTTGTCGGAGTAGGTCTCACCGATAAGCTGGCGGGCCTCTGCATCCATCGAGTTATCCGTGCCCCCGGTCTCGGAGATATCGGACAGGTCATGCCCCATTTCCTCCAGCTCGAACCGGCGCTTGGGGACCACTTCACCGATGGCCCTGGGCGGATCGCCCCACTTGGCATTGGGGTCCACTCGCATCTGGTGCGGGGGAACACACGCCACGTTGAACTTGATGCGCTTGGACTGATCCACAACGGTAAAGGTCAGGCCCTTCTCGTCCTGCTCGGGCTCGCCTTCCAACTGCGCGCCGTCCTGAAGGATCGCGGCCAACTGCTCGGGGGATTGGCCCTCGAACGTCTGCTTGGAGTCCTGCGCGTCTTCCTCGGCCCACACCTTGACCCAGCCCACCTTCTGCAAGGCGGCATCCTGTAGCCAGTCATGCAGCACGTTCAGGCCGTCATTGCGCACGTAAAACAGGTGATTGAGGTAGCCCGTAGCTTGACGGGCCGCAGACGCACTCTCCGGGCCGGGCTTGGTCGGCTCGCACTCCACCGCCTTGTCATCGGTAACGAACACATCAAGGATTTGCGGCAGCATCCCGTCTACCGTGTCCGCTACGTCCGTCGAGACGAATTGCGAACGGTCCTCAATCTCCACCGGGGCGAACTCACCCTCGGGCAATGCGTTGTAGGCCCGCAAGTTACGCTCGCGCATGGCCGACACTTCGGACCCGGGACCGCCCAAGGCATTGGCGATGAACTCCCGCCCGATGCGCTCCAGCGTGTCGTGGTCGATTTTCTCAGCCATTAGCGGGTCAACTTCCTGTAGGGGATCGGTGCGCTGTTACTCGGCGCGACCGGCTCCGCAAATGTCAGAGCCACCGCATCCCACCCATCCGGGCTGGGAACATCGCGGCGGCGCATGTCTTCCTTGCTTTCGAGGACCAGCCTTGTGTGGCTGTCGTACTTGTAGCCAGGCCCGCAGGCGTCGGCGTGGAGGGCGTCATCGTCGGGAATGTCAGCCCCGGCTACGTCCTCCAGCCACTCCTTGGACTTCATCCACATTTCAGCGCGGCGATTGAGCGGGCCGCCGCCTTCGGGTGGCTCAGGCTCGAACGGGGACGAACCGAAGTTCACGGCTCGCACCACTTCGCTGTAGCCCATTTCAATCAGCCGGTCGTATACGCCAGCACCCAAACCGCCAACATCCACGAACAGGCGCGCAGGCTTCTCAGCGTCGATTACCTGCTTGGCCCAGCCTGCACACTGCATCGTGTCCAGCTTGTGTCGCCGCTCTACCTTGCTGACCTGTCGCCCCTGCCTGCGAGCCATCGCAGAACCGTCTGTGCCGAAGCGTGCGGGGTCCAGGCCAATCACCAGGGGCCCAGAGGGGGCGTGCTGCGCCTTGCGCGCACGGGCCACTAGGGCGGGCTTGATGTAGCTGTCATGGCCGCTCATCTGGAACGCCTCGGCCGCAGTGGCCGGGTATTCCTGCTTGAACAGCGCAGGGTCTTTCAGTTCTGCAATCTTGTTGCGCCGCCAGGACATTTGCTCATTGGTCAGGCCGTATTGGTCCGCGTACTCGCGTTCCTCCCCGTCCAACTCGAAGCCTTCGGGAACTTCCTTGCGGTATTCCTCCTGCCAGAACCACGGCACGAAGATGGCGATGAAGTCGCCCACTCCCCGCTCAGCATCCCGCCACTTCTGGTGAAAGAAGTTACCGATGCCGTTGGCCGTGGACTCCAGCAGCACTTCCGTCCCGTCCGCATCCGGCACCGCTTGCAACACACCGGCCGCATGGGTCTCCGCATGGGGCCAGAACGCCACCTCGGAGCCGTGGAATAGCTGGATGGTGCTGGAGCGCCCTACGCCCTTAGTGCCGGCCGTACCTACCTTGTAGCCGCTGTCCAGAACGTCGAAGAACAGTTCCTTCGCGTTGGCGGCGCTCGTGCTTGGCCGAACGAATACAGGGCAGTTCTCGTGATACCTGTTCACCATCTCAAACAGGTTTTGAGTCGCCGCGTCCTCGTGCGTGAGGATGAACGTCCGGCGTCCCTTGGCCCAGGTGGTCGCGTGGTAGTACCGGGCTCCTACATAGGTGCTACAGCCCTGCTGGCGGCCTTTGAGGATTAATGCCCTGACCTTGCCGGTCAGCCGCTTTTGTTCCTCTAGGCGCTCATGAATGAACCGCTGAGCCCGGTTGAACTCGAACGCAGCCACAGCCCCGCCCTTGGTGCGAATCTTCAAGCAATTGCGGGCGTAAAACTCCAGCTCATCCTTGAGCTGCTGGCGCTTATCGGAGTCCGTCAAGGAATTCTTCGTGGGTTAGGGCCAGCCCGCCGGACAGCTCCACCGACTGAGCCGGCTTGCCGTCGAAGCGGTTGGCAACCTCAGTAATGGCCCACGCCTCGCCTGCCTCAGCCCTGTCCACCAGCACCTTGGCAATCTTCGCCAGGGACTCGCGCCGGACGCACTCTTTGCGCAAGGCGTCGAACCACTCCTTACCCTTCTTTGCGTTGGAGTTCCCTACGGGCGCGGCCATTAACTCAATTCCTAAACGTCTGATTCAGCGTGGCTTAGTCAGCAGCCGGGCTGACCTGTTCTGCCTCGGATTCCTCCGATGGCGGGTTGTCGGCCTTGCGGCCAAAGATTCGTTCCCAGTTCGCCTGGGCCTGTTCCTCGCTCACCTGTTGAGGGCGGCGGTCTGATCCTTTGCTCATGACTGCACGAAGGGAGCCGGACGCCTGCGGGCCAAACTCATCAGCCCGTTCTGCTCACCCACCGCAATGCCCTGATTCTGGTAACCGCCAAACTGCGGCCCCATCGTGTGCGGCGGCTGGTTCCAAGGCTGCGAGCCCATGCCCGGAGGCAGTGGTCCGGGGTTGCCGTTCGGAAGGCCGCCCAACTGCCCCAGCCCCGTCATCTGTAAAGCATTCTGTCCAGGCCACTCCTGCCCCGGGTGGCGATAGTCCCAGCGCGGATGCTCGCCCTGCGCACGAAGCTGCTGGGCGTACTGGAAGGGCATGCCCTGACCGTCCCAGCCTTGGGCGGTCAGGTAATCCAGCCAGCCTTGGCGCATACCGTTGC